TTCGACGACTACTTCAGGGAAAAGCCGCTGGTAGTAGTCTGATTGTACCGTTTCATTGATCTCTTTCGAGTTGTCGAGAACAAGATCATCGGAGTATGATAGGTGTATGAACTTACTGCGGGGGTTTAACGCCAGCCCGTAGGCGATGAAGTTCTTAGAGACAAGTTCGGTCTTGCCATATCGTGGCGCAATATTGATAATAAGACGCTTTATTTCGCCACGGACGACTTTGTCAAGAGCTTCGCATATTTTGCGATGATGATCGCCGACAATAAACCGCATCCCCGTCTTATGCTTGAACATGTAACGGGTGAAATTCAGCATACCGGAAAGACAGAAGGTACGCTCTATGTCTATGTCGCGAATCGGAGTAGTGCGTTAATACTCTTCGTTAAGTTTTAACCCATATTGTCTTGCCTCTTCGGGAGAGAGAGTGCGAGGTGGAATAAGTTCGGCACCATCTGCTCCTGTAACCTCTTGACGTTCTACATATCCCCGTTTTTTTCCGCGTGTTTTGAGAGTGAAAATGATCGCTGTTTCGGAGGGACGTTCGATCCAACCGGCAAATCTCTTTTCGCCATTCTCGTCCTTTTCGATGGCCGGAACGCCGGCAACCAATTTACGCAGGTTGCTTTCGGCCAAATCAACGAACCGTTCACGGGAATCTTCGAGGGCTTGGGCGAATTGCTCATCATCATTGCACCATGTGTAAATTGTGCTACGCTCTACACCTAAATTAGCAGCTATGTCTGACAAAATACCGCCGCAAGCATTTGCAACCTTGCGAAAGGTATCTAATTTCGGTTTTTTGGAGGGCATTGCCATTTTTTATACTGTCGTTTTTGTCGTTATTCGACCCGTTCAACCATATCCGAGAACATTTCGCCGGGGATTATTTTGTCGTCTGGCCTGAACCCGAACCGAAGCATGAATGATGATTTCGCCCTATAAGACTTAAAGTTGAGCATTACATAGGATTCGATGTCTTCCGCTTTTTGCTCTGCCTGTTGACGAATCTGTTCTTTCATCTCCTTTACCGCGGCCTTGCGTTCCTCAAACGGTCGTTGTATCTCTTCGAAATCACCTAACGTATCAGACAGTTCTGAACTTATTTCGTCCTGCATGACGGATATACCGTATATGTTCATGTCTGCTTCAGAAAGGCCAGCGGCTTTATAGTCTATTTCCGGTACAAGTACTTTTATTTTCTCCATGTCGAATTCTCCCATTGCGGAGGGCGAGTTCATGAAGATATTTTGTTCGCGCTCTGTCTTGTCGTCTAACTCTACAGCTTCTACCTTGATCTCATAATCCGTTTCAGGTGTCCCGTCGTAATTGTTGATGATGTCAAGCGTCTGTACGCGCTTGTGCCCTGAAACCAGATAAGATGACAACTGATTCCATACGATACCGCCCAGATAGCCGACAGTTTTAAAGTTCTTTTTGAGCTTCTTGATGACTTCAGGGTCTTCTTTGCGTGGATTGTATGGAGCAAAGTTGATTTGTGATCGCTTGATTACGACCGTTTCACTTTGCTTGTATTTGGGCTGCTGCTCTTTTCTCTTCGTCATATCGCAGTAATATATTTCGGGATAAGGGGAATACTTTGTAAATCTTTTCGAGGTCTTGCGGATAATGCCGGCGGAGGTAATCGAATACCTCCGGCAAAAACGTCAGACCTTGCGATTTGTTCTTGTTGTAGGATATGGGTTCAGGCAGTTTCTTTGCCTTGATGTAGGCCATGACGTCCGATTTCTTCCACTTGGATAGAGGATATACCTTGTTCGTATTGCTTATAGCTTCGTTCTCGTATCCGCGCAACATAAGACAGCGATTCATTCCGTCCGACTGCTTCATTCCATAGAAAGAGTAAGATATTCCCGTCTTCATCCGGACGGATTCATCAACGTCTTTCAACGATAACAGCTTTACATTGGGGTTAGGAATGCAGTATAGCCCACAACGCAAAACACGCGTCAACGTCCAATGGGGGACTTGCAGTATGGTAACATTGGCATAACGAGCTTTGACTGCTCGCAAATAGTTGTCAATGTGGTCGAGGCCCTTGACGAAATACATGAACACGCAAACGATCTCTTTGAAGTGCGGAGCCATTAGGTCGAGCAATACCTCGCTGTCTTTGCCACATGAATAAAAAAGGATCGCCCTGTCCGTTTTTTGACGGACAGAGGCAATCACTTCGTTTGCATGGTCTATCGGGGTCATGATTAACCTGTTGCCATGCCAAAGGCGGCGCGAATGTCGCGTGCACGACCGGCACGATTCGTCGCACGACCGCCTACTGCACGATAACGAACACGGCTAGCGCCTGTCGTCCGATTGATTCGATTTCTTACTGAATTTCGAGTGCAGCTTGAATTTTAGAAGTTTGACAATATGATTTAACCTACGGAAAGGCCTCGGGCGGCAGATTGCCTAGCTCTTGTATATGCACTGGTCGCCCTTGCATACCTATTCGCAATAACACCATTTCGGCCACTCATATTTGCGAGGCTACTTAATCCTACAGCAGGATTAGGCGTGCGGCGTCGCAATTCACTCGTTATACGGCTGTATTGCGCGTCAAGCTGAGTTGCTGTTTTTTGTCTTCGTCTTCGAGTGCAGCAATGATTTTAAGGGTTTAACAATTCATTTTCTCGATTACCTTGCCGAGGTGGTAGTCGATCTCGGTCATGGTATATTCGTTACCGTTGTGCTCGTACACAATCGGCTCTTTCGTCTCTTCGTCGCAAACATCTACCAGCTCGACGCCTTTGACTTCGACCAGCGCGCCGGGGCGATTCTTTTCGTAACCTACCCAGAACTGTATGGCATCGTAGTGGTTGATAACCGTATCAACGCCCTTCTCGCTGTCCCACGCCGATTCGGGCACGTCACTGTCTTTCTTGTAGACTTTGCCTGTGTTGTTGTCTCGGTATGAAATGTATTTCGTGTTGGTCGGGCGTACTTCGCGGGTCTCGACCGTTTTTTCACCCGACAAAATGGCGTCGAACCATTTTTGTTTGATGATAAGCGTTAAAATTTTCATAGCCGTAAATTTCATTAGTAGCGGGGGCAAGAATCGAACTTGCGCCTGCGGGACACTAACCCGCCGTGGTAACCTCTGCACTACCCCGCATATATCTGTTCGATGCAAAAGTGGACACGTTCGGCACATTATGCAAATCTTACTATTGAATTATTTATTAAAAATACGATTTTTTATTGAGAGCTGCAATTTTTAAGGTCTTTTCTTCACACACCCTTTGCAGCGGATAATCTCAAGCACTACTGCGTCATATTTGACGATCAATAGGCTGTCGCGATTGTTGTCTGCACCTTTGTAGGCTTTACACCCACACTTCAGCCGCGTGCGGTGACATGTCGCGTCCGTCAATTCGAATGCCTTTTTGAGTAATGTCAAATCGCTGCGTTTTTCTACGTACATCGTTGGTTTCATATATTATATAACTTTTACAAAGTTGAACATTCTGAATGACCGCCAGCCCTCGGCAACCGTATCGTAATAGGTTACGAGGTGTTTGTTAGGCTTACGGTCGTCACCTTTTGTTTCGGGGCATAAGTCGTCCTTAAGCGTACCGAATGCCTGTCGCAATTCACCCGTACTCGATTTGAGGTAGAAGAACTGCACGATGCCCGCGCGCATCTTTATCTTCAATTTGAACACCTGCCATGCCTTATGCAGACACTCAGCAAAGGTTACACCCGTCGCGCGGCACATCTGCCACGCCGTGCGCATGATGATGGAAAGGTCGGTTCGTTTCATTGTTATATAGGTTAAAAGTTGGTTTTTAGTTTGAGTAGTCGCAAGCACTCTTTCAACTCGCTGTCTGTGTATTTCTTGGCGATCTCTCGTGATATGCCGTTTGTGTTCATTGCGATTTTGATCGCAGCCTCTCTGTTCACCTTGAAGGATTTTCTTGTCTTCATAGCTTTTCAATTTTTTCAAATGTAACATAATACAGCCTATTGCCAACGAGTACCATTGCGATATTCAGTTTATCGAACTGTCCTCGATATTCACCAGTATTGCGTCCGAATCCCAAAGGATTGTCCTTAAAAAAACAGGACAGGGGCAATAACGTATAAAACGCACGGAGATAGTGTTTTGACGAGATTGTTCCGGAGGTAAGAAAGCGGTTCAGCCGCATGAAAAGGCAAAGTTCGGAAAGAGTTGCGTTACCAGATCGTTACCGCAGCTTTTTCCGGACTTCGTTTTTAATGGTTTGTTTTTCAGTTTCTTGCGCCAGATTTCACAACAACAAATAACTCTAACGAACGTATTAACAATAAAGTTTTTAGAGTTATGGCAAGAAGCACTTTCAAGGTTCTGTTCTATCTGAAACGACAGGCCGAACAGAACGGCAAAGCGCCCATCATGGGACGCATCACCATCAACGGAACCATCTCGCAGTTCAGTTGCAAACTGTCTGTTCCACTCAAACTGTGGGATACCAAAGCCAACAAAGCTACAGGCAGAAGCGTCGTAGCCCAGCGGATCAACGAGAAACTGGAGAATATCAAGACCAACATCGGCAAACAGTACCAGCGTATCTGTGATCGGGATTCTTACGTCACGGCAGAGAAGGTCAGGAATGCCTGGTTGGGATTCGGGGACGGGTATCAACTCCTGTTGCAAACCTTCGACGATTACCTGAAAGAGTTCGCCGAGAAGCGCGTCGGCAAAGACCGTGCAGAGGGAACCCTCGTGAACTACACCCGTTCCCGCCGTTATCTGGCCGCATTTCTGCAATACGAATACAAGCTGGAGGATATCCCTTTCCGAGAGTTGAAGCGTGAATTTATCGAAAAGTATGTGATTTATCTCTCGGCCGTCCGTCATATGCTTCCCGGCAGTATCCATACTCCGCTCAAGAAGCTGAAGCTGATGACCTATACCGCTTTCAAGAACGGCTGGATCACCTCCGATCCGTTTGCAGGATTCCATATCAACGTCACCTACCGCGACCGACGTTTCCTTTCCGAATCGGAACTGCAGGCCGTGATGAGGGTCTATGTTCCCAATTACAAGACAGCCATCGTCCGGGACATATTCGTGTTTTGCTGTTTCACGGGGCTTGCCTATGCCGATGTGAAGAAACTCACCCATAACGATATTCATACGGATGAACAGGGGGATCTGTGGATCGTGGACCATCGACAAAAGACAGGAACGCAGTTTCGGGTCAAGCTGCTGCCGGTGGCCAAACGGCTCGTTGAGAAGTACAGACACTTGCACTTGCCGGGAGGCTGCGTGTTTCCGGTCAAAAATCGTAAATCCATGAATATGTCCCTACGGCACGTGGCACGCCATGCCGGATTGTCGTTCAATCCGACGATGCACGAGGCAAGGCACACTTTTTCGACCACGGTCACCCTCTCGCAGGGTGTTCCCCTGGAGACGGTCAGCAAGATGCTCGGACACAAACACATCACCACCACACAGATTTACGCCAAAATCACCAACGACAAGATCGGTCATGATATGGATGCCCTGAGCCAAAAGATCGCTGAAAAATTTCCGATAGCATAACCCGAAAAGGAGAACTGACTATGAAGAAACAGATAGAAGATCTCGGTTCTATTGAGATAACCGATAACGACTACGGGCCTTGTACGGTTGCAGTCCGACTGGTCGATGGCAATGTCTGGATGACACAGAGCCAAATCGCACGGCTATTCGGCGTGTATGAGGCCACGGTGCAAAACAATCTGCGGGCGGCATGCAGAGGCGGAATGTTACGGGAAGGGAAAGTCTCACTTCTACATAAACAAAACCAAAGGACGACTTTGAATTTGCCGTCCTTTGGTTTACAATTTCAGGTGGTCATTGAAATATGTCTTAAATTACAGCTATTAATTTATGCTTTTTCGATATCAAATTTTCATATTTTCCCCAGTCAATTCGCTCATTGATATATCGGAAATGGATAGATCTTTTACCTGCGATATCGCGACCGGCGAAATGAAACTCCGCTATCAGTTTTTTTTGTTCGGAATATACACGTACGATCAGTTCATCCAGTCCCGAAACTTTTTCTGTATTAATTTTATACGATATAGAAGAAGCTAATCTTGTTGATGGCCTCAAAATTCTGTTACGTTCGACAATAGCCATAATCATTCTTCTTTTTTTATGTTAAAACGTACTTCTATGGGTTTTGTAACCTCTTCTTTGGTAATGGATTGAATAAAATCATCCTTAGATAGTTGGGGATTATGCCATCTGTCATAATAAATTTGAGTCTTTTTATATTTCGTATCTGATGTAATAGGCTGCATTATACGGCTTTCTGTATATCCTTGAAAAACATAATTATCACTAATTGAAACTTGTGTTCCTTGGGCAATAAAGCCGTTTACCCCCAATTTCATTTCATTATAGAAATGTTGCAAGTATAAATCAGCTTGGTGTAAATCGGTTCTTTTATGCAAATTGAGCTGTAATGCCGTCGAAAGACCATTGTCCGATCCGTTATGATAATATACTATGATGGCATCAGAAACACGCCATTGTTCTTTGTCCAATACAAGTGCAGTAGGAAAAATAAGTACAGAAAAATCCATTAATCCTTTGGGAACATTTATTTGGTATAATTGTGAAATGAATTTACATTGATAACCATCCTTATCTCCCTCTGAATATCTAAAGTTTAGCGATAAAGTGCTGGATTCTTGAAATCTGTCTGCAAGACGGACTGGGCTTGTTGCTAAGCGATATTTACTCAAAACATTATCCATGTAATTCTGTTTTGCCTGATTAAACAAACTATCAGATTTCACCGCAAAGGGTTTGAGATAGTTTATAAACTGGCCATATTCTGTTTGAGAAAACTCGCCTGCCTTTTTCGCAATAGTTTCTTCATATTCCTTTTCTTTTCTCGCTTTTTCAGCCTTTTCTTGTTCGATTTGCTTTTTCTCAGCATTCATTCGGACTTCATCCTCTTTTATTACAAAACAGAGGGTATAATCGGGTTCAAAAACTTCGCCCCTCCATAAGGATGAGCCGAAACATGCGGTATGAAAATCGTAAATGAAAAAGTATGCGATTTCATTGAACCAGTATGGCTCATTGGAAAAAATATCGCCGTTCTGAGTGAGTTGACAGTAAAATTTATTTTCTTTTTGGGGTTGAAGACAATAGTATCGGCCTGCATATTGATAGTTATGTTGGGCTAGTGAATCGGAAAATTTAGCAACCTCCCTGATATCATCTATCGTGCGTTCACCCCAATCTCCGGTAGAATAATCATAATCCGTATATCCGACATAAATACCTTTATAAAAATATTGCGTACGAATATATTTGTTATCTATTCCGTGAAGCCACGTATCGATAACAGAAGGAGAGCCATGTTGATTTCCAGCTATTATGCGCCCGTCAGGGGTTCGCATCCAAAAATCAAGAGAATCCAACTCTCCCTGTGTAAAATGAGCATTTAATTTTAATTCTTTATAGGAATCTTTATATCGTACTCGGTAAATTCCATGCTTTAGACCTTGCTTATAGCTTGTTTCTTCATGAAACCCATACCAATCAGTTTTCCATAATCCGGTTTTCATATCATCAGTATATCTGCCGGACATAGACTTTTTTCCGTCTGCTGATTTATATGAAAAATTCCCTTCGAAAATTCGAGTCAATCCATCTTCTTTATAAGTATAATTTGCAGAACCATCTTCAAAAGAACCATTGTATGTTTTTAATTGAGCCGAAGCGACTCCAATATTGAACAAGGTGAAAACTAATAGTAATCGTTTCAT